CTCTTTCTTTTGCTCTTTCATTGGCTCTTTCTTTTGCTCTTTCATTGGCTCTTTCATTGGCTCTTCAAAGGCCTAATGCGAACATCAGGCTAAAGTAAATCAAAAGTCCAAAAATGATTATAATTGTATCGATAATTGTTTTTTGAATTTTATTTTTTATATTCTTCATATTTTTTTATAAGTTTTTTTAGACGTTCGGTTCTGGCGTTCTCCATTAAATAGTTCTGAACAAATAGTCTAATACTTAACAAATCGCTTTTATATAGATTTTGTGCTTCAATTGAGTATTTATAAATATGATAGCAAAAATCTAAAATGGATTTTATGCAAACAGCATCAACGGTTCCCTTGCCACGTCTAAATTCAACTGTTTTACTGTTTGTGAAATTTAGCTCAAGATATCTTGAATCACAATAAGGTTGAAATATTTTTTCCAACCCTGATTCTGATGCCGCGCTTGGATGTATTCCGAATTCCATTAATCTTTGAATTTGAGGTTCTGCTAAGCAATAGCCTCCATTTGTTCTGCCGAAAAGCTCCGTCAAGAAATCATATGGGAAACAATAAAATGTCCTTTTTAGTAAAACATAAACTTTTTTATTAAAATTAATTTTAGACAAATGTATGTGAAATCCTGTTTCTGTAGCCTTTTGCGAATAACAAGAAAAGCGAGGCATGAAATCTTTTGTTAATATGTCAATTCCTCCTCCTTCTTTAATGAGTTCGTCGAAAGTCATTGGAATTGTCGTTATTTCTGCACCGCCTTTCTCATCACAAAGGCTTCCGTCATGCTGAATGTAAAAGAAATTTGATGTATTATTAAAAATGTATTTATTTCGTGCATATATTTCTAGCTCCAATCCAACAAGCGGTTCTTTTAGAACATCATTGTTAGGCTTGGACCATTCACTAGGAAAATAGTGATAACTTCTCATCTGCGTCGATATAAAAACATTTGGAATGTCTGGATGTTCAAAAACATCTTTGTCAAAATTCAAGGTAGGGATGACATATTCTGTAAGATATTCGATGTTATCGTGATTTAATTTTTCCCATAAAACGTTTTCAACGAAAAATCTTAGGATTTTCACATATTCTGGGGAATATGATGTGTTATGTAAAATTAAATCAGGCGTTAGAGTTATTCTATTTTTCAACCGTTTATTTAATTTTACCATATCGGAATTTTTTATTAGTCTGATTTTGTTTTTGCCATAAACACGACCGCGAAAGTCTCTTTCTCCGATATATTTCAAAAATGCCGTAATTTTTCTTCTGGATTTTGACAAGAATTTTACATCAAGATTTTTGTATGTATTGTCAAGATTTTCTTCTTCAAGAATTTCTTTGTAATTTACTTTTACAAAATTGAACAATAAGTCCAAAGTTTTAGTTTCTTTTGCGTTCATTTTTTTTAAAAAATAATACGGTTGTTGTTGTTTTTGTTGTTTATTCTAGAATAAACTTCCCACAATTCTTCCACATGTTGTCGTGAATCGTGAAGTTTTAGGAAAAGTTCTTGTGATAAATTTATGAGTATTCCTTGTTTATTAAGATTTGTTGCACAATGTCGATAATATTTTAGCGCTAACTCCTTGTTAGAGGTGAAGCAACGTGTGTGTGGATAGCAAGATTTTAAACTAGTTCTTCCGTATTCCGGGAAATGCCCTAAAACTTGCTTTGTTTTGTAGTCGTACCAGTTTACAGGCTTCACACCCACAAATAGGAGTCCGACATTGGGTCCGCCTCCAGTTTTACGCATTACAGGGATATATCCTAGCGTGTTATCTTTTATTGTGTTAGGTGTTATATATTTTTCTATAATTTCGCCTGTTCTAGTATTTTCTAGAACTAGAAAATATTTAATACTGATTGATTTTTTTAAAAATTCAATCATCTTTTCGTTGTTTTCACTTTCTAACATTGTAGAAACTAAAGGTGTTTTGTTTCTACAAGTTAAGTATAGCTTGATTATATACATTGTATTCATTTTTTTGTTTTTCTTTTTCTTCTCCTGTTTCTAGGAAGGTTTCTAAATCAATTTCTATATTGTTTTTGATTAATTTAAATTCTTGCTTGTTGTCAACTTTCTCACAAGCTAATACAAAAGCATCATTTTTATTATAAACGTTTTTTCCCCCTAATTCATAAATATTGATATATTCTTTCATTAGTTTAGCTATTCCCCCATAAAACAACACACCTTTAAAACCCAGATACTCATATTCTGGTAAAGCGTAGAATCTTCTATTGTCTCGAACAAAGATCAAAGAATCTCTTTTTTTTAGGTTTATACGGTCAACACTATTAAGAAATTCAATATTTCTTCTTTCTTTTTTTGGTATGCAGTATAAATAATTTTCTCCAATTAATATTTTTCTTAATTTTGTTAAGAAAAATTCAATATCTCTTTTCATACATTTCTAGAGTTTTAAAGTTAAACCTATATTCTTGATTTTCCTTTAGTGGGTGTTTCCGAAAATCGCTAATCAAATCCCCTTCCGGACGGCTTTCTATTCTGAAAATCAATCTCCTAGGGTGCTTATTTGCGATAAAAACTTCAATAATTGAGCCTATTCTCCAATCATCTTTCACAGAAGAAAAAAAGCACCTAAGACCGTGATTGAAATTTAAATAGGAGACAGGGAACATCCGCCTTTCTTCGCGAGGGTTTTCGAACTCAAATTGATAAACTTTCATTTTTTAAAATGATGAATAATTGATAAGCACTTCTTGCGGCAAAATAACTTTAGATTGAAATGATATTCCAACAATCGGCAATATTGTTTTTTCCTCTTTATCAACTCTAATAAGTTTTTTGTTCATGCGACAAATATATGAAAACTCTTCAAATCCAGCATCGATCAACATGCATTTAAGTATTTCTCTTTCAAAAAAGCCACACATTGGCTTTTTTAGCTCATAAATAATTTCATATTTCCTTGTTTCTCCTAGTTTTCTTTTTATATTTATTTTTGTTTTTTGCCTCAAAAAACAACTTAAACACCCATATGTATCTTTGATTATTTTCATTTTAAGAAAACATAAATTTCGGATTTGTGGTAATTGGATGAATATCGTACCGTTTCCGCATATCTATTTCTATACGAAAAAATATCACTCACTGGGGTTTTTATTCTTTTTAATTCTTCAATATGTCTAAATTCAGGCAAAGTGAATATATTAAAAATTCCTTTCAAAATATCTTTTTTTTCACGTTTTTTGAAAATTCCTATAAAAAATGTTTGTTTGTTTTTCATTGTAACAATGAGGCAAAAATCATCATTTTTGATGCCGTCGTAAATCTCAACAGTATATTCCGTTTTCATGTTTTTTTATTTTTAAGTGAGACTTAACGACATAACTAGCCGCACACAATGCCCTTCCCCATGCGCTCCTGCTTTTCCGGGCGTTTATCGATTGTAGTGTTCTTGTTCTATCGTACTTCATTGTTTTTTTGTTTTGTTAAATAATAAGTTTTCCTTTAATGCTAAAAGCCGTTGTATAGTTCCCTCTTTCGTTTATCTCTCTTATTGCCTTTCGCTTCAACGGCAATACCTCGAAAAACGGATATCTTTCTTTCTCTTCCTCTTGTGTTCCTTTCATGCCTTTATAATATCTTTTTTCTCTCTTTTGTCAATAGCTTTTTATTATTTTTTTCTCTCATCAACATCTTTTTTCTCCTGCTTCCCACCTCTCTTCCTACATACCATTTTGTCATCCTTTTTCTTTCCTTCCTCATGTCATTACTTTCCGGGGGGGGGAACCTTTAGGAGGGGGGGTTAGGCTCCGACTTCCTCCCTGTTTCTTCTCCCTCTTTCCCGTGGCGGGGGTTTTGTTTGGTGTAATGAATAATCACGTCGAACGTTACTGACCAGCTTGCCCTTCCTCCTCCTAAATCCTCCTCCCTCCTGGCGACCAAATGAGTTCATCATTGGATTTTTCGAAAAAAAGGCCATTTCCTGGCATTTTTGCGTAAGTCGTTGATAAAGTGTGCGCTTAGCTAGGACGGGAAAACCCCTAATGCTTGTTGACAGATTTTCAATTTTGTGCATTCCCGGTTGCCGCATTGTCAAGCTTGCCTCTAAAAAAGCGGGCAAGGGCGGCAACCCTCAAGTACCAAGTTGCGGTTACTATTCCGCTTGACGAGGGCGATTTTTGCACCGTTATCGGTAAAACGCAACAGTTTTTTTAGTGGAGCGTGCGCTTCCTGCGTGTAATCTTCATAACTCATTGATACTCTATCATACTTCGCATAACACACATAATGCAAAGTCGGAGGCTCTAGGGGTTAACCTTGGATAACGCACTGCAAGCCACCTAGCACGCGCCGCTTTTCCCGGATGATATGTGTATCGACTCACCTCTCAAAAGGCCCGTACAAGCCAACCTCGCAAGCCGTTTTTCGGCACAACCGTAAGAATTAGAATAATTATTGCAGTTTTGCCTAGTTTCTCGCATGTTTCGCCGCACTCACACAGACCAGCATGAGGCAAGGACGGCGGCCGTGAGAGGGCGCAACTACCCCTAGGTGCTTTGTGTGTTGCCATGCCATACAGGGGGCGCCGGGGAAAAAGTCGCGGGTGTTTTGCGCTGGACAAAGAAGATATCACGCTGTGTAATAGGAAAAAAATAAGAAAAAGAGATAGGAAAAAAGTAAAACGGCCTATAGGGAGAAAACGTAGTTTGTTAGAGAAAAAGAAAAAAGGAGTAAAAAAAAGGTAAAAGGAAAAAGTAGTATGTATAAGGAGAAAAGGATGTTGTTTGTAGAGAAGAAGAGGGAAGAGGAAGAAAGAAAGAATAAATAAGAAAGAAAGAAGGAGAAGGGAGAAGAAGAGAGGTATGACGGGAAAAGAGCAGATGGAAGAGTTGTGTAAGGAGTTGAGAGAGGAGCTTAGGAGTGGAGTGATAAGGGGATTGGGAGAGGGATTAGCGAGGCGAGGGATGAGTCAGGCGATATTCAAGCGGATGGGAGGGCCGGAGGTATGGGCGAGGGTGAGCAAAGGTAGTGTGAGAAGAGAAGGAGGAGAGGGGAAAAAGGAGGAAGAGGGAGAGTTGAAGAAGGGAGAGCTGTGTGAGTTTTTAAGCAGGGTGATAAGAGGGCGGGAGCTAGGGATGAGTGGGAAGGAGAAGATGAGTGCTGTGGGGTTGTACATGAGGTTGAAGGGGTGGGACAAGGTGAAGGAGAAGGAGGAAGAGATGGTAGGGGAAGAGTTGGTAGAGCTGTTAGGAGGGAGTAAGGGAGTCGGAGAGAAGAATGATACGGATGAGGGTTGACAGAGGGTATAAGGATGAAATAAAGTAAAGACGGAATGAGAAAGTACAGCGAAGGCGAGATAAGAGTGAGGTGTGCGGAGGCGGAGCGAGGATTTCTGGCAGGGGTGAAGGAGATGGTGAAGATGAGGGCAGAGATGGGAGTGATGCCGTGGGGGAAGCATGTATTTTATCCAAGGATGTTGCACAAGGCGAGGCCGCAGAAGGTGAGTGATTTTTTAGTAGATGATGAGAGGTGGTATTTGAATGGAGTGAGGGAGCTGGATATAGAGAAATGGGGGGAGAAGCATCATTTGTACCGGAGTGCTAGTGGGAAGTATTGTTTGGGGTTATTGTTTAAGAGTACAAAGGCGAGGAGTGTGAGGAGGAAGATAAGCCTTGGGACGAAAGACGAGGAGGAAGCGAAAGAGCGGAGGGAGTTGTTTTATGAGGAGTGGGAAGGGAAGCATCTGACATGGGCGCAATGTGAGGGAGCGAAGTGGAACATGAAGGTGTCTGGGTGTGCGGAGATAGGGAGTAAGAGTGCGTTGGAGAGGAAGGCGAGGGAGATGCAGGAGAAGGCGAACCGGGAACAGGCGAAGGCAATATGCAAGGAGTTGGCATTAAAGCGAAAGGCGCAGGTAAAACTGGAAGGATTTAAAAAGAAGACGGAAGAGATAAAGAGGCGGAGGGTGTTGATGGTAGGAGGGGTAGAGAAAATAGGAGACGCCGTAGTAAGGAGGACGAAGAGAAAAGGAGAGGAAAGGTGAAAGCTATGAAAGAAAAAGAAGTAGGAATAATGGTAAAAGAGAAGAAGGAAGGAGGGTTGGAACTGCATTTGTTTCCGAGCAAGGAGGCAATGGCAAGGTGGCGAGGGGAGGACAGCGAGCATGACGTGGAGGGGCGATATCAGGAGTGGGTATTGCCAGTAGAGGTATTGGAAGACCTTTGGGCGGCGGCGCAAGGGGAAGAGTAAAGTTTTTTTAAAACGTCCGGTGCAAGTGGCATCCTCAAATAACAAACAAACAATAGAAGTTGGGTGGAGGCGAGGAGGCGTGGTGCGCGAACCGCTACGTCCCGGACGGCCTATGCCCAGCAAAGGGAAAGTATGAAAATAATCGTAGATATAGGGCATGCCCGGAAGACGGGAGCGGAAGGGAATGGCTTGGAAGAGCATGAGGTATCATGCGTAGTAGCGGGCTATCTGGTGGAAGAGTTGGGAAAACTTGGACATGAGGTATTGGTGTTGGACTTTCCGAGGATGAGCAATGCGGCAGACTTGAACGAAACGATAAAGGAGGCGAATGCGTCTGGGTACGAGGCAGGAGTATCGTTGCATTGTGACAGCGCCAGTAAAATTGTAGGAGGCAAGGAGGTATTGAATCCGGAGCCGCATGGGGCGCATGTATGCTTTTATCCGAGTAGCGTAAAAGGTGCACGGCTGGCGAGTGCTATAGCTGATGAGCTGTGTGTATTGTTGCCGGGGAGGGCAAACAAAGTACAGGGGCGAGCGAACCTTGCGATATTGAGGAAGACGAAGATGCCGTTTGTATTGTGTGAGTGTGGTTTTATAAGCAACCCGGAGGACGCAGAGGTGATGAGGAGGCGTCCAGAGGAAATAGCTAGAGCAATAGCGAAAGGAGTGGACGCCTATGCGAGAGGAAAGTGAGGAGGCAATGGACAAAGAGGCAGTAGGAGAGTTTGTTGACAGCATCGTAATGGCCCCCGAAAGGGGAGGTGTTGACGAGAAGGCAGAGGGATTTGTGTGGGTATTGAGGAGCAAGAACAAGTTTTTGGTAAGGGAGGGGAAGAAGGACAGGAGTGGGCAAAGGTGGAAGCGGAAGCCAGAATACGCTTACATGTACTATCGAGGGATGATGGCAGGAGGGCTACAGAAGGAAGCGTCGAGCCTGTTATCGGAGGCGAAAGTGTTTGACCTGCCGTTGCCTAGGAGGAAGTATAACACGGAGGTATGGGACGTTGTGAGGTGCAGGCTTGTTGAGGATGCAGTAGAGGAACCGATATATAGCGAATCGGAAGCGTTGCTAAAGTTTAACCGTTAGTCATGGAAGTAAGCGAGATAGCCAAGTTGTTGAAAGACCCGATGTGGAGGATATCGCATTTGTATGAGATAAAACTCACGGACGGGAACATCATACCATACAAGCCGAGGAAGTTTCAGGAGGAGTTGCACCGGGCGTGTTACTGTGAGGGGAAGCGTCGTTTTTTGATACCAAAGAGTAGGCGTCAGGGGTGTTCTACGGCGATAGGTGTGATGATGGCAGACATGGCGGCTTTTGAGGAGGGGTGGAAACTGGCGTTGGTGGACAGGACGCTGGGGGACGCAAAGGAAAAGCTGACGGACATTGTGAAGGTAGCCTTGGACAGTTTGAAGCGGAAATTGCCGGGGTTGTTTGAGATAAGCTATTTCCAGTCCCGCATCATAGTGAAGATGACAGGGAGGAGGGCCAGCGAGATAGTTGGCGGTAAATATTTCCGAGGTAGTGGACTTGGTTTTGCTCACATATCAGAGCTTGGTACCATAGCGACGAGCGAACCGAAGCGAGCGGCAGAAATAGTAAACGGCACATTCCCGGCGGCCAAGGACGGCTTTATATTCGTGGAGACGACGGTACGAGGCGGGAAGCGGGGGGTATTCTACGAAAACGTGATGAATGCGTTGAGCGTGCCGGAGGAGGAGCGTGGGGATAAAGATTTCCATGTGGTATTTTTGCCGTGGTGGAGTGACGAGAACAACAAATCGAAGGGGGGAGAGGCGATAAATGCGGCCACAGAGAGTTATTTTGAGACGCTTAGGAGCAAGAGCGGTATTGTTGTAACCGAGGAGCAAAAGCGTTGGTGGCAACAGGCCAAGAGGCAACACGGGGTGTCGATGAATGAGGAATACCCTTCGACCTTGGAGGAGGCTTTTGAGGTTCCGATGGAGGGAGCCATATTGGAGGCGGTGTTGGACAAGGCAGTACAGGAGGGCGCTTTTCGGAAGTTGGCCTATGACGCAACAAAGCCATGCTATTGCACATGGGACTTGGGAGCGCCGCTGAACACGATTAACCTTGTATTCCAGCTGGACGGCCCCTTCATCAACGTATTGGAGTTGGACAGCGGGTTGCATGCAAGCGAGCGTGTGGCAGAGCGTGTAACAAGGCTCAAAAGCAAATATCCGACATTACAGGCAAACTTCCTTCCGCATGACGGCGGGTACATGACGGACACGGGGATGACACAGGCGCAGATGTGGCAGGAGGCAGGGTTGCCGGGCATACAGTTGTTGCCGAAATCGAAAGACAAATGGATAGGCATCAATTACCTTTTGGGGATGTTTGACTTGTTCCGGTTTGACGTGGAGGGGACAGGCAGGGCGTATAGCTACTGGTTAAGCTACAGGTGCAAGCCGGAGGTAAGCGAGGGAGGCATATTCAAGAATGAGATTGTGCATGACAATGCGTCCCATTGGGCAGACCCGTTGAGGTATGTAGCGGAGGCGAAAATGAACAATTTGCTTGTGCAAGGTCCAACAACCCAAGACTATAAGGCAGGAATAACATGTACATTTGGGAAATATCATCGTGAGCGAAACATTGGACATAACTGGCGAGGACGGTTTGAGCGTGCTTTCCGAATCTGACAGGGTGTTAAGGAGGGACGCAGGGATGGGATTGAGTGAGGCATGGAAGCTTCACGAGGGAGGCGTGCGCCTCTATACCGGAGGCGGGCTTGTGCTGGGACACTACTACCGCATCGACCCGGAGGAGGTTCGTGTGTGGGGCATGGAGTCAGAGTTTCTTCGGACAAGGCATATTTCCGATAGCGCTGTGGACTATGAGGAGGCCAATGGGTTTTTCTTTTTTTTGGGTATTGGAGACTATGTTGGCTTTTTAAAGCACTTAAAGGCAAGCACACACCTTCAATTTGGTAGTGGACATAGGAGAGGAAAGTTGTATGTTTACTCACGTAAGGAGTTGGACTTATACATAAAACTTAAACTAAGGAGTAAAAAATGTCAGGAGTAGGAAGTGCAGTAGGAGCAGTAGTAGGAACAATCATTGCGCCCGGCGTGGGGACTACAATCGGTGCGGCCTTGGGTGGTGCGGCTGATAGTGTTGCCAGCAAGGGTAAAGGCGAGTCAACCAAGGCACCGGAGGCCCCCAAGCCTGTAAAGACGTATGAGACGCAACAGGAGGCAGTAAGGAGCCAGTCGGAGGCAAACAGGCGCAGGAGTTCTTTCTCAAATACGTTTGTTGCATCCAGAGGGATGGGAACAGGCGGCATTGGTAAAAGCTTTTTAGGCCAGTAATATGTTGTACAACAACCAGAGTCCAAAGCAGAAGAGGGAGCAACTCTATTCGTACAGACAGAGATATGTATCTAACTGGCAACGAGTTGCGGAGTTTGTAGAGCCAGACAGGCGGTTTAACCTGAATGGAGCTGTACAGGAATCCACACCTAATAATGAGGGATATATTGACACGACGCTTGAGCGTGCGTTGAGGTTGAACGCAACAGGCCAGCATGAGCTTGTAATGCCCAAGGCTAGTGAGTGGTTCACCTTTACGCCCTTGGCGAAAGCGGCAGACAGGGATCTGGTGACAAGCACTGTTGACGACGAGTATGCCGAGACTGCAAGGGTTGTGTCCATGTTCATGAGGAACAGCAACCTGCACACGGCAAGCGAGCTTTTCTTCTGGGACAGGGCGGCTTATGGCATTGGCGCTTTTTGGGCAGAGTGGGACACAAGGAAGCGAGGCTTTAGCTTTTATTCAATTCCCGTTGGGACATTCATGGTGGACAAAGACAAATTTGGCCGGATGAATATGTTCTGTTGGGACGACTGGATGCGAAACCAAGACATTGTAGCAACGTTCCCGGAAAAGAATTTGCCTCAAACGGTAAAGGATAAATACATGGCCAACTCCAACAGCCCGGACAACTACCTTGTGTTCCATTTGTTGGAGCGAGTGGAGCGCACCGGGGACGAAGGGCTTATTGCCCGTGCAGACGGCAAGGAGTGGGTGCTTCGTTCCGTGTACGACGCAACAGGCGACGTATTGCTTGAGCAATTCTTCAAGAACTGTCCTGTCATTTGTTGCAACTGTTTTGACTTGCCCAACAGCCCGTATGGGTATGGGTTTGGGAAGGTTTCCTTGGCAGACCAGATTGAGCTGGTGAATTGCCTGAAAGCGTTGGCAGAGGCGGCCCAACAGAAGATTTTCCCGCCGATGCTTGTACCCGAAGGCTTCCAAGGGAACATTGGCTATGGTGCAGGGGAGGTGACAACCTTTAACCCGCTGAACATTCAGGCAAGGCCGTCGCCCCTGTTCCAACAGGCTTCACAAACCTCTGACTGTCAATGGCAAATTGAGCGGTTCGAGCGTGTCATCAATGAGGCATGTGACGTTAATTTGTTTATGCCGCTGTTGCAGGTGAAGGACCCGCAATACATGAAGGCCACAGTAGCGCAGATGATTGAGTCTTATTCGGCACGTATCAGCTCTACGGCTTATACGAGGTTGATTGAACAATTCCTGCAACCCTTGGTGGACTTTTGCTACAACACGCTGGTGCAACATGGTTATGTCCGTCCTTTGAGGGATTATCATATTCAGTTCTGCACGCCGTTCCAGATTCTTTTGGACAGGCATCAGCCGACCTTGTTTACGGAGTTCCTGCAAACGGTAGTCATTCCTCTTTCACAAATCGACCCGACCGTTCTGGACTCTGTGAATGCTGACTATATTTTCCGAAGGAGCATGCTTGATATTGGCCTGTCACCCAAGTACTCTAGGACGGAGGCGAAGGTGGAACAGATGAGGAGAGAACGCCAAGCGGCTCAAGACGAGGCAAACCAGATGGCTAATGCTAAGACATTCTCGGAAGTGCAGAAGAATCTTGGAGCGGCCAGTAAAGACATGAATCTGATTTAATCATGGAAGCAGACAAAAACACGGACGCAGTAGAAATCACCAGCCTTCTTGGGGACACGGTAAGGATTCCCAAGGAGGTGTATGACAAAGCCAAGGAAGTATTGGATTCCGACCCGGACAAATACATCCTGTTCGTCCTCAAGGCGATTGCCAGCGGAAGCAAGTACAAGCTTCCAGACGCATTGAAGGCAGGATTCAACGAGAACAAACTCTTCTATATTGAAGGAATAAACGCACTAATTGAAGTAATCGAAGCATTATATGAGCGAAACTGAAACCACCCAGCCCGCCACGCAACAGGCGCAACCTCCGGCCACACAGGAAACTAAGATGCCGGGAACCATGTCATTGAGCGACCCTTCCTTAACCCAAAAACCTGCCGAGACATTTACTGTTGACAGCATTGTAAATAAAGACGGCACGTTTAAGGAAGGGTGGGCCTCTTCTTTTGAGGGAGGCGAGAGCTTGTCCAATAAGTATAACAATATCAATGACTTAATCAAAGGCTTTGTCAATGCCAACAAGCTTATTGGCAAAAAGTCGGAACAGGTTACACGCCCCGGAGCCGATGCTACTGACGAGCAGAAGAAGGCATGGCGTGAGCATTTGGGTGTTCCTGAAAAAGCGGAAGACTACCAAGTCCCTGACGAATACAAAGAGACGGTGGACGCAGAGTCGTTTAAAGAGTTTGCCCAGTTTGCCCATGAGCATAACATCCCTGCCGACACGATGCAGGAGTTGCTTCGTTTTCAGGAGCGGTATGCGGCCAAGCTGAATGAGGCTAATGCCAAGCGAATCGAAGAACAGGCAAAAGAGGCTAAGAAATACTTCCAAGCGGAGTGGGGAGGCTTGTATGAGCGCAACTTTAACTTGCTCAAGGACGGGCTTGTGAGGGCAGGGATTGACATTGAGTCCCCTGACATGGCGGGCGCTCTGAACAATCCCTTCATCCTTTCTGCGTTGTTTGACAAGGTTTCCAGTATGCAGGACGGAACGATGCCCGTCCCCGGCTTCATGAAGGCTTCTGCGGCTGACGCTAAGGAGCAAATCATGGGGTTGATTAACAAGTATGGCTCGGTAAACCAAATGCCTCATGACGCACGAGAGCTGTACCACAGGCTCCTTGCGAACAAAAATATCAAATGGTGAAGCAAATTATGCTTGCATGCACCATGCTGTAAGGGTTTAATCGTCCCTGTGATGGTGTGAGTTTTTTTCTCCGTATTTTGTCTCACACCAAAAACAAAATGCTAATGCCCGTTGGAGGTTTCTTATGTTGTGTTCTTTCCTCCAACGGGCATTTTTTTATTGCAATCTCTCGTCGTGTGTTGCATACTGCGCTTGCTGTTGTGAAACAGCAGTGTGATTGCATGATTCAATAAGAGCGAAAAGGCGATAACATAGGGATAAATGAGGAGGGGGTACGTTTGTGCATAGCGTACCCCCTCTGTTTTTGTTTGCTTTTTCATAAAGTTTGTGCATTTGTTTTCTTAAAGGCAACCCGTTTGGACACTTGCTTTAACACTCATAGTATAAGAGGACAGCCGTCTTCCTCATTAAACAGCCCTACTTTAAGGACACCTGTCGAACCCATTTTGACGGTAAGAATTAAAAGTATATTAAATTATGGCAAATTACGGAAACTTCCAGACGCTTGCTGTAAACGAGTACACGCCCATGATTTATGCGGCTGTTCAGCAGATGCGCTCTAGAACGGAGCGTTTCATGAGGGTTTACGGCATGAATTCCCGGCAGCGCAGGTTCCAAATCATTGACCCTGTAAGCTCCACTCAAATCACCGACCTGTATGGCGCGACTAACCCGCAACAGGCCGAGTTCAGACAGCGGTGGCTCAAGACCAAAATCTTCAAGTCCACTCATGAGATTTCCCGCACGGAAATGCAACAGGCAGGGACCATTGACTCTCCGCTTCCCCGCATTGTGGACGCAGAGCGCATGGAAATGCAACGTCGCCGTGACTTGGTGGCGGTTGAGGGCCTTATTGGTACTGCGTGGACTGGCGAGAATGGCGACATCCCCGTTGCCTTCAACGAAGCGGCCAACACGATTCCTGTTGGCTACGTGCAGAGCGGAACCTATACGGCATCCGGCCTGACCTTTGACAAGATTGTACGAGCCAAGACTATCTTTGGCATGCGTAACGTGTTGGGGCAGGACGTGGAACGTCAGGATTTGGGTGGCCCTGAAATGGTAATCCTTTGTACCCATGAAGAGCTTGCGGCTCTCTACGGCATCAAGGAATTCACGAATATCCTTTACTCCGACCAGAGACCCATTGCCAGTGGCTATATTGACAACGTGCTTGGCGTCCGCTTCATTGCGCTGACTGCGGACATGCTTCCGTTCGGTTCCCGTCCGCTTGGTACTGCGGCCGACCCGACCGATGGTACATCCACGGCGAATGTGCGAACCCTCATTGCCTTCACGATGAACTCTGTTGCGTTTGGCGTGCTGGAAGAGCTGTTCGTCAGGATTGAGGAACTTCCGACCAACCAGTATGTATGGCAGACGTACTCTGAAATCGCAATGGGTGCGACCCGAATCGAAGACAAGGGCGTGCTTAAAATTGATGTTTCTGGTTCAAGTGGTAATTTCTAATCAAACAAAGGAAGGAGTATAATATATGGCTATTGTAAATTCTTTGGCTAAAACCCAAGTGGAATCTGGAATGCCGCCCTATTTGAGCGCACAGCTACAGCGTGGGCAGGTGCTGAAAAAGACTATCGTTTACAAGGCTGGGACTGCGGCAACCGCCGTTTCCTCCACCATTATGGACATCCCTCTTCCTCCGGGAGTTGTGATTGATGTCTCCTCGATTGCGTGTACGCATGACGGGATTGGTGCAGGAAATCTCACCTTGGGCCTAGAAGTCCACGATAAGCGTGGGGACAAGGTTAATGCTGATGGGCCTTCTCTTCCGGCACTTACTGTAACCGCAACCGCAGGTGAAATCGTTCGGTTTACTTCCACCACCAATTTTGGAAGTAAGGTTCTCTGGGACCCTGCCCAGTTCTTGGTGGATAATGGTGTACTTATCAACGGTACTGCGGCAACATATGCTCTTCTCAAGGAGAAATATGATTTCGTTCTGACTATTACCAACTCTGCGGCTATTGCGGCCAACAAGCAGTTTGTAATCGTTATGGACTTAGTTATCCCCTAATCTGAAAAAACAATGACTGACCTAGATATTGCTAATTATGCCTTGGGGTTGTTAGGCCAATACAAAATCCAAAGCTACCCGGAAACGGGGAAAAAGTCAGTAGAAGGTCAGGCATTAGAGGCATATCTTCCATTCGCTATTCAAGATGTCATGATTGATGGCGAATGGAACTTCGCCCGGAAAAGGGTAATCATTGAGCCGTCACCCACAGAGGTGGCGGCCTTTGGTTATCACAATGCTTTCCCGAAGCCTGACGACTTGGTGACAATCATATCCGTGAATGGAGAGCCTTGGAATATTCAGGCGCAGTTTGTGCAGATAGAGGGAGAGTTCATCTTGGCAAACGTTGACCAGTTGAGGCTGGTTTACATTGCCGCCCCCACAGACGGGACAACGCTTCAAGGCATACCTGACCAGCTAAAACCGCTCATAGGAATCAGGTGGGCCTATCTTACGTGTGTACGCATCACGAACAACATTGAACTCTATAACATGATAGCGGACATGTACCAGAGGGAGTTGCACAGGATGCGGGACAACGACTTCATCAACAACACGGGAGGCAGGTTCAACTACCGCAACAAGCTTATGAGCCAGTCCACTTGGGGCCGCTATCCGTTCGGGACGACAGCACCCTACCAAGGCTCTTATACCTACATTCCCGATTAAACTAAAAACCTTCCAGACATATGGCCTCAAATACCCGGCAATTTCAAATGCAACTCAACTTCAACGGGGGGCAGGTTTCCGAGAACTTCACCCCACGAGTTGACATGCAGAAATACCAGACGAGTTGTTCATTGATGAGGAACTTTATTCCTCGTCAGTTTGGTATGTTAAAGAGGCGACCGGGTTTTGGTGTGATTGACGCATTCAAAAATCCTTTTCGGATATTGAAGTTCCCTTGCACCAACAACGAGGAATACATTGTTTGCGTCCACTCCGACAACAAGTATGAGAGCGGTGGTTGCACTCCCTTCGCAACCATTTACCAATGCGGGTATTTTGGAGACGAGACGAGGAAATGGGAGGTAAATCTTGAGATAGATTCTGTTTTTCAGGCTGGCATCAACGGATGGACGGCTGATGTTGGCAATGAGAGGCATGGGCGTTTTTGGGACACGGACTTGGAGAAAATCAAGTATGTCTCCCAAAACGACAAAATGTGGATAGTGCATCCCGACTTCTTCCCGCTGGAATTAACAAGGACGGCGAAGCCAGCACAACTTCCGCAGACGTCGATGGCAGAGGACAAGTATGTTGTTGAGTTTGACACCACCTCAAACACGAATCTTTCCACAAAAAACTCTTTGTGTTTTGGTTTGTATGGCGTTAATAGGCTAAATGCAAAAACACAACCTTTCTTTACCTTAAACTTTAAGGACAACAAATCTATTGCTTTTGGTTTTAGCGGTAGTGGCGCCGATACGAAGTGGGCTATAGCTACTTCGGATGGAGTTGTACATCAACTGGAAAACATTGGCGTTAGCTCTGACCAGACTGTAGATTTTAGCGATTTCAATAAAAACATACCTATCAACATTTATTGCTTCCTGACGTGGCGAGGAAACAAGCTTTACGCAAGCATAGGATGTAATAACAGTTATGGAACGTTAGGCCTCTATAAGTATTCCTCCTCCGAAGTCGAGGTTGATTCTTCTTTGGGCAACTTGTTAAGTTTTGTTATTGGGGGAACTCCGGGGAGTTCGACCGATGCTCAATCTTATGTTTCTTTCAAAGAAACCTTTAGTGCTGGTTCAGATTTTAGCGGCATTGGGATTAAAGTGAATTTTGGACAAGGAGATGTGCCTGATAAAAGCTTTAATAACAACGACAACAGGACGTCGCTAATAATGGCTCAAATGTTTGGAGACACTTCGAGTGTGTTCAAGCTTAATGATTATCAAATCCAGCAATACAATAATTCCGTTTTCACCATTAAGCGGATATACGAGAGCGGCACAAATATTTACACGGAAGAATCTGTCATTGAGTTCAAGTTGACGACGATGGACTTTCTGACTTATCCGAAGAGCGACGACTACTATATCAACACCAAGAATCAGTCGAGCAATCCGGATAGCCCTATGTTTTGCCGCAACCACGAGACATACCCGGATATTCCGTATTATGTGTTCGAGGATAACGATGTAGCAGTTAATACTATTAACGCCGTATTCGGTGACAGGTTTTTCCTCTCTGATGGATCTGTCTCACAAATTATCGGGAATGACGGAACGCAAATAGCGGAATGGCTCAAAGACTATACGCCCGGAGATGTTGTCATTGGTTCTTGCCTGATGAACAAGACAGATGGGGTATTGAATGGTAATATCTACAATTTTAGTACTGGCTCTAATGTAGGAATCCCCATTAACTTTTTCCGCATGGCTAATATTGTGTGCCGATACGTGCGAGGCGACTGGACGCTTAGCACCGATTCGGAAGTCGCCACAAGTAAAGGCTGTTTAGTAAGCTATATTGAAAACAATAAAGTTTTCTCCGGTTATCCTAATGGCGGTGGGTACACAATTTTCCGTGTAAACAATAACTGGTTCTCACAACCTAGAAAACTTAGAATGTCCGGAAGCGATACTCCGGGAGTTTTTATAGGTCTTGTTTACATTGGCGAGAATGGGACGGTAATAACAGATACAGGAGATGCAGGACAATCCATTGAGGTGGATAATAGCGGAGGAGCTTACCATACAGACATCCCCTTCTCTGTGTGGCCTAATCAGAAAAGGCTCACATCCACCACTACTGATGCGACGGTATTCCAGAACCTGACCATTATGCCGTTGATGTATGCTCCTGTGCTGAATGGTATATTTAAAACTTTTGAATCTAATTATGGTAGAGGAAATTATCAGCTAACCCAAACCTCTATTAGTGGCACAAATTACTATTCGGCTAAATTCAATGACTTGGTGAAGTGCGCCTTTTCTGTAGAAAAAGGCTATCCTTCCTGCATAGCGTTGCGTAATGGGCGGCTGATATTAGCTTCAACTAAGGCCCAGCCCCAAACAATATGGGCTTCCCGTGTTGACAGGTATAATGAGTTCTCTGTGGACGACATGGCAGATTCCGGCTGGGATTTGACGATAGGCGCGAACCAGAGCCAAAAGATTCAATGGTTGTCTTCCTCTAAGGATTTGATAGTAGGAACAGACATTGGCGAATGGGTGCTGAACGACAGCGACTCAAGCAATCCTGTACCCATTATTAAAGAGCAATCCAGATGGGGTTCTTCTGTGGCGCAAGGGGAACTGATGACGGAGAGCCTGTTTTTCATCCCTAGAGACAAAAAGGGTGTTATCCAGTCAATCTACTCTTTCCAGATTGATGGCTACACATCGGAAGATGTGACGATTATGGCATCCGATTTGTTTGATTATGGGATTACTTCTCATTCGATTCAGAAAGACCCTGACCCAATCTGGTGGGGTACTACTGGCGACGGAAGGCTTTTAGGGTTGCTGTATAACCGGGTTCAGGACATCAATGGCTGGTTCCAATGCGATATTCAAGGAGCCTTCATAAATCAGGTATGCTGTTACAATAACCCGGTAAAAGGCGAAGAAGGATTGATTGTTTCCGTAAAAGGTAAAGGCGAGAACGATTTCGTAAACGCCAATCAATACTTCCTCTCTTATATGGAGGACAGCAATCCTTGTGTTGACTTCTTCTCCACGGGGCAGACGAGCGACACAGATGCTCTGGCCTATGGAGGCTTTGTAAACAATTCGTGGAACAACTTCTCCACGGGGCAGACGAGCGACACAGATGCTCTTAACACTCTAATTGTAAATGGCTACTTCAAGGAAAACACAAATAGTTCGCAACTCACAGTTCAGGCCAAAACCCCTACAACTCAAAGCTGGATATCAAGATTTTCTTTTTCCTTCGATGAGTCTGCTATTTTCAACAATCCGGTCGCTAGTGGGAGTGATGTTGAGATAGAATCTTTCCTTTTTGAGAACATGTACGACCCTTCTCAAGAGGTATTAACCAAAGGGCCGTTCAGGATGTTTGTTTTCGACGCAGAGACGCAAGACCTCCTTACTTACTCTATTAACTCGATATTGTTGCCTGACGACAAAAATCAGTTGCCAATCCTTGAGTTCTATTTCTTAGGTTTGGTGTTGAAGGCAAACCAGAAGATAAGGTGTTTGTTCTCTTCGGAACCGACTCCGGCATATAATGGTGATGAACAGATTTTACAGTTATCAGTCTTTGACGAGGCCGGCCATGATGTGGAATATGGATATTTCCCATACATGGATGTGAGAGTTAAAGCTACTACATCCAAGATAGAGTGGGACGAAACCAAGCCTGTATATCTGGACATCATTTCAGCTAACGGGCAAACAACCACAGGCTATTGCTTTGGCGGCAATGAGGTAAATAATAATTATTCTTATTACCAGCAAGCGCCGGAGGGTGAAGGCTTGTTCTCCCAGAGCCAAATCGTATTTAATGTTAAGTCTGAAATTGAAAACGATATTGGCCAAGCCGGGAACAGCGGATTTATTACTCCCCCGTCCAGCACCTCATCGACTCTTCCAAACTTTGTTTTTGGGCTTCATATCTTTTCGGAGTTTATTTCAATGCCAATGGGGAATGCCAACAATTATGTCATTCCTGCGACCACTACGAAGATTAGCCAACTTAGGTATCAAGTATCACGGGATGAGAGCAACGACGTAACTCCTTCATCTTCATTCCTTAGTGATGACGGCCTGGCTTATGGTGCGCCAAGGATTCAGGCCACAGTTCAGGCATTGGACTATGATGCCCCGATAGCTATGGAAAAGAGCACTTCCATGTCGGTATCAACAAACTTGTCTAACGGGAGAGACCATATTGTATTGAGTGGACAAAGCTCTACAGATACAAGACTGTACTTTTCCTTAGATGATGCTAAAAAGGTGAACGTATTAGCGGCGTATATTCTGTATGATTCCACTATCATTAGCTGACACAGGCGGCCTAACCGCAGATGGTTTGTTGCCATTGACAGGCTTCCCCTCATGGATGTGGGGAAGCGACATTCTTAATGGTCAACTCTGGGGTGGAACAGAAATAGCAGAGCCAGCTTACAACGAAATTTGGACAGACCCTACGACTGGTGTTACGAATGCGCTCCTACCTTCGTTGACTGGATTGGAGCCAATGAACGGCCTGTATGATATTGATTATCAGATAGGTTATCCTGAAATGCCCCAGCCGCCGACATATAACCCCAACACAAGTTATTTATCATCAACGGCTTCCATAGATACGTCAGCTGGGTTTGAGAAGTCTAGTCCCAACAAAATAGCATGGGATGACACGTTTGACCCGTTCGGCTTCAACTCTGCGACGCTTAAAGGATTTGGTAGTGTTCTTTCGGATGTGTCGTCTTCCTTGAGCAAGAAGCGGTCATATGCCAACTATGTCGCCAGTTATGAGAATCAGGCACAGGCGTTAAGGAATCAAGCCGAGTCGGCATACAGGATTGCCGGAATAAACATGTCTCGCCTTCGAGGGAATCAGGCGAAATACCTAGCCCAGCAAAGGGTGTCAGCAGTCAGGACAGGCTTCGCCCCGACTTCCGGTTCCATAGGCGCTGTACAACAGGCGACAATGAGCCAGTTCGAGCAACAAATAGCTGATGCTTGGGTGGAAGCGGAACAAAAGAGGCAGAACACAATGTATCAAGCAAGCGTTGCTGATTGGCGGGCAAGCGAAGCCCGGAAGGCTAGCAAGCGCTCATCCGGTGGATTCCTTGGCTCGCTACTTGGCTCTGGTGTGGGAGCTTATTTTGGAGGCCCCACCGGAATGGCGATAGGTTCTAAGATAGGTTCATCCATAGGAGGGTTATTTTAATCATGGCGACCAACGATACTAGAGACATAAGACTGGGTGTCAGTAGTGCGAACAAGGAGGGGTTGTTGCCTTCTCCTTCAAACCGTTATTTGCGCTCCACTTATGATGCGGCCAGATATGTTCCTATTGGAAATGAGTTCGACAAAGAGAGCCGAGTAAAGGAGCTTGGAGACCTTGGAGAAGGACTTACAATGTGGTCGAAGGCGCAAGCGGAAGTCGAGACAACGAACGACAGTATTCAGTCACGGCGCATGCAGGCAGAGTACATGGAAGCTTCCACACAGGTTTTCAATCAGCTTCAAAAAGACCCCAGCACGATGAACAATCCTGCGGTTTGGCTGGACGCCTATACGGAGGAGATGACATCAAGGGCGGCAGAGATTAACAACAAGTATGCCAAATCGTTTTATGTTGGGCGCAATCAGATGTTGTCCAATGAAAGGCTCAACCTGTTGCTGAAAGAGGAGAAGAACAAGGTGGGCCTGATGGCGGCAGACAGAATATCAAAGATGGCCGCAGACGAAACTAATGCGGCGCTCAAGATTGCTGTGGCCAACAGGGATTTCGGGTTAGCTAGGGAGATAAATAAAAGCCCCTACCTAACACCTGCGGAAAAGATGTTGAATGAGAATAGAATTGTTCAAGCCCAGACACAAGACATCATCCAGCAGGAAACATTGAGGAACCCTTGGGGTGTTCTGGAAGAGGTGAATAGGGATGGTGCTGTACAGCGTCGTGAATTGACCTATGAGCAACAGCAGTACGCATTGAACCAAGCGCAGGGCCGGATAAGCATGATTCAAAAGCAATCGTATGACTCTCTCGTACAGAAGTTTTTGTTCAACCCGGAAGAGTTTGAGATGGATGTCGCCAAAAAGCTATTGGACACAAACCAGCTGACGACCCAGCAATATGTCAACCTCCTCAACATGAAGAAGACCATGAGCGCCAAGGTTGAGCCGACTCCAATGCAGTTTGCGGCCATGTCTAATTGGGCAGTCAAGCTTTCAGAGGATTATCACAAAGAGTCGCCAGAGGGACAGGCCAACATCCTCTCCCAAGCTGAACGGCTTCTTGAGCGGATGAATTTCAGCACCAGCGACAAGAACTCATTGCTCAAGCTTGTAACACAAAAGATTTCCCCGGAAACGTTCAATCAGGCTGACAAGTTGGTAGAGAAGTTTTGGGATAACGGCCAACTACCTCTGACCAAGACAGCGGATTACACCGGAACTCAAGGAGGAACTACTCCGATTTATTTGACGGAGGGAGAGTTTAATACGCAGTTCAAAGAGAGGAAGAACCAGTTTTTCTTAGACAAAAGCAGGACATACCTAGACCCAGATACGGCAGAAGACAGGTATGCTGTGATGGAGTATGTGCCTAATGCGGAAAACATTCTAGTGCAAGACCGGGTAAAGAGCGAAGTTCGTTCTGCCTTGTCGGATAGGATAGCAGAATATCGGGCGCAGAATGGAGGACGAACCCCGAACACGGAAGAGCTTTATACGATGATTTACAACGCCAGAGCAGAAGTCTTTGGTAATCAAAACATTAAAGCTCTTAATCCTATTATGGACAACCCTGTTTTCCCGTCAGGACGACAGGAGAATACTGATGAAAGGAAGGCAACTTTTATCCCCAGAGAAAACAAGAAGTTCTCTTTTAGGTCCGCTTCGCCAGTAGTTGATATTCCAGAAGGGGATAAATACATTTGCCTCTCGCCGGACAATGCGTTTGTCACATCGGAAAGGAACCCTCTTCTTGTACTTAAACAGGCAGGGCAATATCCGTTAGGTTACGTAACCTTCGACCAATCCTATCTCGAAAAACCTTCGGAAGACCTACAAGATGTTGTGGCAAGGAGGAATGCAAAAGCTATTGCTGAAAAGGCAGGGCTTGCGGCACAGAGCGAGCAGACGGTTTATTGTGCTTTAATTGCGTACTGGAACAGCTTATAAAACATTTATGCCTGAAACACTAGACCCATTAAACCTAAACCCTTCCTCAACCATTTCGGACGCAATAGGAGGTGAGGCTTTGGAGGAACAGGCTCAACAGCAAATGCAGGAGCAGGTTTCTAGGGAGGCTCAAGGCATTTCAAATGGTGTGCAGGAAGGAGCTTGGGCCGAAAAGGCATTGAGCAGTAAAAGGAAGCTTCGTGAGGACTTGGATGAATACCTCAAACTCCAAGCCACAGCCACACCTGATGACCCCCCAGAGTTTTTGAATGCTCTTGCCGACAGGCGAAACCAGCTAATAAATAGTGGTATAGACCCGGACTATGAAAAGTATCGGGACAAGATTGACAGGATTCAGGGGAAAATATATGCCATAACCCAAAACATCAATCCCAAGACAGGGTTGTTTGGTGTTGTCCCCACCGAGGATGTAAAAGACAGTAGGCTTGGGACTCTCCTCACCGCAGAGCAAATAGGCTACTTTAACAGCCTACCTAAAAGCATGCAGGATGAATTCATTTTTGAGGGGATTGTTGAAACCTTCTTCCCGCAGGGAGGTATGGATAAGGTAACGGCATTGGGTTTACTCAAGGAGCATTACCAAACCGACTCCATGCACGGGGTTGTCAGCAAATACGCTCAAGAGCTTCAAAGGAACAAGGAGGAAGAGACAGCATACAATGAAGCCTCTACCAGATTTTTCGATTCCTTTATAGAAACAGGAGGCGATTACCAGAAAGCAATCGACAGCTTAGAAGGAAATCTAAACCTGTATGCGGGAAACATTTTCAACCAAGAACCTGCGCTTAAATACATTTACCAGCGTGCGTATAACTCCGTCTCGTGGATTAAAGATGAATACATAGAGAGCGGAGAGCTGGATTGGGACAAGATGGCAGACAGGTTGTTGAAGCTTGGTGAAGGAGAGACGTTCTCTCTAGCCATTCAGATGCTTCCCTACATGTTGCCCAAAGACGACAGGACTTGGCTCACGCAAGCCATAGACGACACCGCCTCTGATGTCTCCCGCTTTGCTAGGCTCATGGTTGACGGAGGAGGCGATAGCGCCCAAGCAGAACGCCTTGCGTTGGCTATCCAGCAGGAATATCGTCAGGGCCGAGACATGCCTACATCGTGGATAGGAAGAGCTTTTAAGGCGGCGACAGACCAAGTTCCGAAGGTGGCGGCAGTAACCGGAAGCTCTCTTTTGGCTTCACCGGGTGGGCCTGTAGCAATGGCCGCCACAGGAACAGCTGTCGGCTCAATGGTGTATGGTTCAACGGTAGGTCTTGAGGCATATAGGACGAATTCTTCTAGGGCAGGAGCATTGACATATGGTGTTACTGTTGGGGCCTTGGAAGGTCTCCTTGAAAACGTAACTCTTGGCGTTGGTGCTTTGGCCTCCAAAGGTATTAAGGTGGCAGAGGCAGGTAGGAAAATGGCCTCTGTTGCTGGAAGAGTTCCCGCTACCGTAAGAGGTGCGGCGGCTGGTGCTTTGTCTGAATATACCCAAGAAGTCATTGCTGACCCAATTTATATTGGATTGGAGAATGTAATGCGCTCTGCGGGGTTTGAGCTTACCCAGCAAAACACCCTTAAAAACTGGTGGGAAACATTGGACTTCACATCCCCTGAACTATTGGGGGCTACAGCCATTCTTGGCGGGTCCATTGGTGCTGTTGGGGGCTATCAAGCGAACCACCTCATCAACCGAGTAGGAAGAAGCGCTTCGGCTCTTCAAGCTTATGGTGTACCCGAATCGGAAGCTGTGGCTATTGCCGAAATGCCAGACGGCAAGGAGCGCACAAACAGGCTTATATCGGCCCTTCGCAATAACCGGGTAAGCCCCGACGTGCAAATAACAAACCAGCAAGCGGGGATATTCCTGAACTTTTTAGCTAAGAATGCAGAGAGGTTTAAGGATGTTGAGCTGATGCCGGAGATATCCGACAACGGGGACGGAACCTTTAATATTGTTGAGAGAGACCCGGTAAGTGGAGCTGAAAAAGCAACCACAGTAACAGACGAAATAGCAGGGACATTCATGTCTCAAGCATTGCAGTCAAATCCGGGATTTATCAGGGCATTAAATATTTTCGCCCAAGAAGAGATAGAGTCAGGATTGGGCAAGGAGACGAAGATAAAGAGCTATACTCCTGACGAACTCCGAGCAAAAATCCAATCCACAGAAGACAACAATGCAACTATAGCACGACTTAGGGCTTTGGCTGTAATTAACCAAGACCCGGAATTGTTGCAGAGTTTTCGTGACGGGAAAGTAAGTATTGAAGATGTAGCAAATGAGCTGGAAATTGTATCTGCATATAGAGATGGCACGATTGCTGTTGCGAGGGGTGAAGCGAATCCTCTCAATATTCTGGAAGAAATAATTCACGCCCGTGCAATATCCGACTTGGAGAGCGGCGTTATTTCTCGAAGCGTCATTGAAACACAGGTAAGGAATTACTTGGAGTTCTTGGGACGTAGTGCGGAAGAGATAGGGGATTTGAGCAATGACGTTGTGTTGCAGGAACATTTGGCGAACATGGGGAAGGCTTTGGCAACAACGCCGGAACTGTTTTCCGCAATGCCCGGCAATGTTCAAACAATCCTTGAGTGGCAGAAGGACGCTATAGCGGAAGTTGGGAATGTCTTTGCGGAAGGCGCTCTGATAAAAGAGGCCATTGAGCAGGGCATTGTCTCTCCCGATTTTGTCAAGTGGTCTAAATCTTTGGCGACTATGGCCGAACGTCGTGACGGTCAGGATATGGCAGAGCTTGTCAATGGTGCGACCGGAGAAAGCATTTTGCCAATGGGCCAGAGCCTTCCTTCCGTGAGGAGGCGTGGGACTATTGATGTAACTCCTTCTGTAAGAACCATTAACGAAGCCATATCAAACATAGTCAATGGCGCATCGGAAAGGTCTATAGGCCAGCTCCACAAATTGCAGAGGAGCATGATAAAGCTTTCGGAAAGGTTTTCTCAAGGGAAGCTGACCGAACGAGGACAACAGAAAGCGTTACTGAATTCTGTTCTTTCTATCGCTAATGCAATGGCTTCTGGTAGCCGGAAGTTTATCTCCAACCAGCTTGCCGAAAGGATTGCGAACCCCAAGAGCAACGAAGCGTTTAATGCGGACATGAAGACTGCATTGGATGCCACAGTAGCAGCCTTGAACGAAAGAGCGGAGGCGGCGAGCCGGAAGCAGTTGGAGCGCATTATTCAGGACGAGATAAACAGGAGGGTTGAGCAAGCGGACGCTAAAGCCAAGAAGGATTTCAACAGGGAAATGAAATTCCTCCGGGGTTTAATCTCCAAGGAAATAAGGAAAGACATCAAGGAGGAAAGAGCGGAGGCGGCGGCAGAGAAGAAGCTTGCCAGTAAAAGCATACAGAGCTTGCGAAGGCTTGCCGAGAATGCTTTTAAGGACATCAAGGGGCGCTCTCGTTCTTTGGATGCACAAGCCAGAGAGGAGACTATGGATGCCCTTGAGGTTATGGCTATGTCTCCTTCCGAAGTTGCAACCCAGCTTGAAGTCTTGGATAGCACCATAGATGAGCTTCAAAACCAGCCTGCCACAGAAGAACTTGCTCTGGAACTGGAAAATCTGGAAAACCAAAAGAATCTCCTTGAGGTGTTTGGTAGTGCGTTGTATCGGGAGAAGATGCCTAACGGAAGGTATAAGTATGCTCTCAATGCACAGCAACTTGCGGAAGCAGTTAAGACATTGAAGGAGCTACAGCGTGAAGGGCGACTCCGCAGGAAAAAGGTTAATGAGCGTATTGAGCGCTTCTATAATGATTTTAACGCTAAAATCAATGAGCGAGTAGGAGGAGAGAAGAATCGTGATGCCCTTAGAAAAGCCGTAATGGAAAGGGACCAACGGGGGACGGGCTTTTTGGATAGAATCTTCACGCAATTCATGAGCCTTCAACAACTCCTCGAAGTGATGTCTTCCATGAAATCCTTTAAGGACATAGGGACATTCTTGCAGAACAACGTCCAATTCGCAGAGCAACAGCGAGGGGTAGAAAAAGAAAAGGCTACGTCCAATGCGATTCGCATCATGCGTGGAATGATGGAGATTGCAGGGCAGAATTCTCCAAGATATTTTGATGAGCTTTCTACAAAAACTATTCCCTTTATGGGGCATGAGCTAACCAAGTATGGCCTTGTAAAAGTCTATCAGACATTGAGAGAGAAGGATGGCTTGGATGTATTGAGAGAAAACCTTGGAGACAAGGGGATGGATTTCGGCAACTATCGTAAGTACCAACAGGAGTTGGAGGGCTTAAACAAGAGCCTTGATGATGGCGCCATTACTTCCGAAGAGTTTGAATCCAATCTGGAAGTCATTGAAGAAGAATACCTTGCGAGGAAGGAAAAAGATATTGCCAAGCTATTGGAATTGCTTGGGCCGGATGGGCTTTACCTTGCTGACGAGTTACAGAACCTGTATCGGGAAAAGGGCGAGAAGCTACGGGCGTTCATGGCAGAGAACTATGGCCAGACGGTTATCCTTGATGACTACTATACGCCCCGCAATATTGCCGCCTATAATACAATGCAAGAAGGGGATATGGATGCTTACAGTAAGGGACACGTCACAAGGACGGGCTTGCCCTCTTACGCAAAGCACCGGAACACTCCCTCTTCGGCGGCGCTCTCTCTGGAAATAAACCCTCTTGGGGAATATCTTCGTTATAGCTCTATCATGGAGGGGTGGATGACAGCTTCGGAACTGGTCAACTTCAACAACCGGGTATGGGCTAATCCCACAACGAACGCCCAGTTGCAGAAATTATTAGGCCCAGCCAATTTCGAGGCGGCAAACAAAGCCCTGTATTATTTCATCAACGAGGGGCGTGTGTATGCCCAAAAGAGCGTGTTGGCAGAGGTAATGGGGAAAGTGTTCCAAGTATTGGCTAAGACAAGGATTGCTTTCTCCTTGGCTTCTCTGGTGCGCTCTGGGGCGGCTTTGTTCAACCCTATCGTTGGTAGCAACTTCTCCATGATGGAAATTATCAAAGGCGTGGCAGAGGTGACAAGCGGGAACTATAAAGGTTTTACCCTTGAAGAGCTTCGTGACTTGGAGGCAATGAAGGAACGTAAGTACCGTGGATGGGAAGACCGTGTGCTTGCCGATAAGGCATTAAGCATTCCCCTAAAAAAACAAGCGCAATGGGGATATTGGCAGGAAGCGGGCATGAGCGGCCTTATGGCTTTTGACTGGTGGAGCATATCTTTTGTGAATCAGCTGACCTCCCACATGCTTGCTAATCGCGGTTTGTCGCATGAACAGATAAGATGGGAGCTTAACAAAAACATCTACCAGACGGCACAGCCTTTATCTACCTCCGCTAAGGCTATCCACTTGATAGGTGGAAGCTCATTTGAGCAAGCCCAGTTCCTTTTCTTGTCTGACGTGATGAACAAGTTCGGCCTAGTGATGATGCAAGGCAAAAAGGATGTTCCTTTCTGGGAGGCTTTTCAGGGAGCCTTTCGTGTTTATACTATTGCCGCTCTTGCTAATGGTCTCTTCAACGGCTTGGCTACAGGTTTGTTTGGCGATAAAGACAAAGAGGACGACTTCATGAGCAACTTCTTATTGACTTCGGTATTGAGTCCGATTGTTTCTGTCCCTATGTTCGGCGGGTTTGCAGAGTGGTGCGCTTCCCTTATTAGCGGTGGTAAGCAATTCAGTCTGGGACGAGCCGATATGGCTGATTTGTCCAAATCAATTCAAGGCTTAGTCAGAAGTATTGTGAAGACGTATGAGACTGTATCGGAAAAATGGGACAAGGAAGGTGCTTTGACTACCAATGATTACATTGATATGGTTTCCTATGTAGGCAAAAATATTGGGAGTGTCGCATCGGCTACCACAATATTTGGTACTTCTGGGCAGAGTATGACCAAAGCTCTAGAGATGGTAGGTGCATTATCAAATGCCCTTTCACAAGCTAAGACGACCACACAGAAATTCCTTCCAGAGTCAGTAAATCCCCTCTATACCGAAAAAGAAGCTATGAAGGAGAGGGCTAGGCAGATAAGAAGGGAGAAGAAGAAGGCCAAGCAGGAAAACGGCGAAAGGTCAGCAACCTACAGAAAACTTTCACGGGAATTAAGGCAAATAAACAAACAGTTGAAGATAAGGGGCTGGGAAGACTAGCCCACACCCTCAACCTAACCAATACTAACAATGGCAACAAAAAAAAAGGTAAAAGCAGTAGAGCCGGAAGTGGCGGCAGTCCCCATGACAATGGCGGCGGCCACCCCTCGCTCCAGCGGACAATCGACCAACGGCTTTGCTAAGGTAGAACAGGGGAAATCCTATGTTCTATCCGTCAATGCCCCTTCTGGTTCGGGAGAAGTCGAACTATTGGCGGCAGATAGTGATACACAAAGCGAACCTGACATGTTTTCTCTTCTTTACACGAAAGTGGAGAACTCTATGCAGATTCCCTTTGTGGCTGTTTCTTCTTGGGTATATGTGACAGCAGGTAATAGTAACATTAACTGGCTTGTAACACCGGCAAATTTTAGTCTCGCCGTCCCCGGTGCGTCGTCCGGCGGCGGCTCAAGCTTTGACCCCGCTTCTGACTACAACATTTCAGGGAAATGGAAGTTTACACAGCCCCTTAAAATTGCAGAAGCAACGGTAGCGACAGAGGCTGTAACTCTAGGGTATGTTAATGCACGATTCCAGCAGACTGTTGACATAATTTCAACACAAACCATAGGCGGCACTAAGACCTTCTCTGCGTCTCCTGTAGTTCCAAATCCTACTGCGCAAAACCAAGCGGCTAACAAAAACTACGTTGACGCTAATATTATCCAAGTGAAGAGCCTGTTGGAAACAACTATGCGCTATGAGGAAAAGACGGAAGCGGAGTATAAAGCTCTTAGCGAAAAAGCAAACAACTGTATTTACTATCTAACCGACAAATCTATGTGGGCTATCGGTGACAAGGAAATTGTCACGTCTGATATGCCTGCGTGATAGTCCCCTCTCCCGATTTCGGGGGGGGGGGCATAACTCTTTTATAATCAATAGCAATGTACTTATATAATACAACAATCCAATCAGCTGAATTAGCCACAGGCAGTGATGTTGCTGTGACACTCCCAGAAGATGCTCCAGAGGGCATGTATGAAATACGCTTCATTAGTGCAACACCAACAGGAACTGGTCTATCTGTGCAGCCGTCCGAGTTTCGTGTGAAAGTAACTTCCTCTAATCCTTCAGGAATGCAGCTTGCAAATACTGCGACGGCCCTCGGAAAAAGCAATCTCATTATTTATGAGGACGAAAACGGAAGTCTAAAGAAAGTTGTTCCCTCCATGGGAATGTTATATAAAATCCCTGCAAATTGTACTGTTGTGTCTGCTCAACAGTACATGTATCACGTTCAAGGAGGCTCTGATAAAGTTTCTTTTTCAATGCCTTCAATCGCAGAAGAGGTAACTCCCAATTCTGTGAATATTACATTTATTCAAATAGCCTAATATAATTTTCGTTATGATGGTGAAAATATTTTTTCAAGAGCTTGGTGAATATGATAAAGCCACATTTGTTTGTCTTCGACACAGCGATTGTCAAGACAAGACCCCAGAAGATTTGCCGGAGGATAAGCGAGAAGTATGGGAAAAACTCAAACAGGAACTTGCCTCATTAAAAGAGGATTGGATTGTCACGGAAGCTGTGCTTTTCCCGAGCCTTGATGAACCGACAGAAACGGTAGAAATAAAAGTTTCTGCTAGACACGTCTCAATAGAACTTCCTGCGCCTCGCGTAGCTGTAAAAATTTTCACGTCACGCGAGATTCCTGCTCTAAAAAAGAAAGACAAGGATTTGATGGAGTTCTTAAAATGGATAGCAGGAACAAAGTCAGAATAAATACTCGACATGAACAACACTTCATCCTAGTACACCAACAGTTGCTATTCCGGTAGCCACTGTATATAGGTGTTTCAATGTCATAAAGACAGGGCCTCCGTTAAAAGCGGGGGTCCTGTTTTTTATGCGTGTTCGAGCAACTTGTAAGCTTTCCTTACAAGTTCGATGAACTGTAAAGAAAAACTTTACAGTTGACCAAGGGAACAGGATTTGGTCTAATGCTCTTGGAAGAATTCTTTTCTTCTTTCGTTGTGCATATTCGAGCGGAGCAGCTTCGGGGTTTTTTCTCATGTTTTACCCGAAGCTGCTCTTCTTTTTTGTCTTGAAACAGGCCTGATGTAAAAAATATGTGTTGTATGACACAACTATAATTAACTAATAACCATATACTTATGTCACACAATGTTCCGTTTCGAGCGTTTTCGATGTCAAACTTTAGGCTTGACTTTTTGAGGGGTGTGTCGTTAAAATCTTGTTCAAGGAACAGGGCGGTTAAGTTGATTGTTTTCCTTTGGCCGCTCCAAGGCTCAATCTCCCTCGTGGTTAGCAACAACCAAGTGTTTAGCAAATAACTTGGTTCTCTACAAGAAAAGAGTTCGGATATGGCAAGCATATCCTTCATGATTTTTCAAAAGTTTTGATTTACGCCTATCGGCTATGGAGCCAAACAAAGTTGTGGGCTTGGTTAGAGAAACAAAGGGATTAGAAAATAAATGGTTTTAAAACAGTTCTAATTTGGAACACGTTGGTTAGATAAAGTATGTAAGAATAAACCATTTAATATTTAATTATCAGTTTTATTCCTTCGTTCGACTAACAGGTTGCATAGAGCGGCTAACAAGAGAGCCAAGTTCGAAGGTGTTAGCGAAACGATAACATAGGCCACTTCGAAGTTATTAACTACCGTCTCCAACCACAAAGGACGTTACACCGTATATACGCGCGCGCGAATTTATAAGAGAGGAAAACAAAAACTTTTCTCTCTTTTGTATGACATTTTCAAAAAAAAAAAAACATTGATTACTCTCTCGTTGCTTATTAGTATTGCTACATCGTTCAGGAAATACACCATGTAGCTCCTAACGAAAAACAACCAATAACCAAAACTAATAAATAGTATGGAACGAAAAAAAATAAACGGAGAGGAATTTCCGAAAAGCCTGTTGAGAGGACTTATTGCCATGTTTGACGATAATCCTGTTAGGAGCGCCATGTTTATGGCTGATTTTGAAGACTTGTGTAAGAAAGGTATTGATTTAAATCCTGATTGCAACGTCTGGTATAGAGTCAAACCTGACGTTATCGACTTAGTTGACGAATTGGATATTTCCGAAGAGGATAAAACAACCATTAAGAAGAAAATCTCCAATCTTATCGGAGCGCCTGTTTTCCATGTTGGTGAAAACGCTAAGACTGATTCGCTTGTTGTGTCTGGTCTAGTCGAAGGCAAAATGATTGGCTTTGATAAAAAGTATTTCTATAAGATTAAATCCAAGCCTTACATGAAGAAGCTGAAAAAGGCGCTCTTCGTTTCCGCTTCTTGGGAAGAATTTATCAAACCTCTTATTTATACCATCAGAGGATTTGGGCTTGATAAGTGCGCTAGCTTCCCTAGTATTGAGGCGAAGCGTTCCGATGAAGAAGAAGATTAACCTTGCAGTCTTGAATAACTTTTTAACGTTCCTGAACAATGTTCATGAGCTAACCGAGCGAGGTTGGGTTCATGAGGCAACAGGGACAATGTATAAAAAGTGTTCAAAGCTTTTCGACACATTCAAAGAGTCCTATTCAGGCAATTCCCTAAGCCCCGATAAAGACATCGTTATGGATGAGGTTTCCTTAACAGAGACGCCTAGTGATGACGAAGTGCTTGAGGTGCTTAGGGAAGAATGTGACGAGATTTGCGAATACCTTTATGAGGTAGCCGGACAAGAATCATTTTTAGTTTCACAAGTAGATGAAATTAAAACTGTTTTGAGTCAGCAACTATTTGTTGCTAGGAAGGTGTAGCAAAACCCTGCCATATGAGTTTATGAGCTAGGGTAAAAATCAATCCAAATCAAACAACTAATCATATAAAAGTAGGAAGTGTGGTATATACCGTAGGTCAACCTTCACGGCCACCTCGTAAGACCTCCGCACTACGGGCGTAAAATGCGTTAGTAGTGCGGAGTTTTTGTTTGTATAGGAAAACAATGAATGTTATTTGTCCATGTATGAAGACAACTTACACGTTCGAAGCGCTAGTAGAAGCTGTTGCTGTTCAGGCGGGGTTAGATACTAGTGTTCCCGAAGACCACACTAAGGCGTGTGAACTTGCCACATGGATGCTTGACGAAGGATATTCTTCTATCGTCCTGACTCATGCGGCAGAGTTTGCAGAGGAAAAGGGTGTTCCTGCCAAATGGATTGCCCTTGTCAGTGCCATCATTGGTGCTGTTATTGCCTTTTTCTGCACTACTGGTTGCGCCAATACATCGTTTACTTTGTCTGGTGAACAGGGTGGGCAGATTAGCTATAGCGTTGACGAAAACGGGAACCTCATTATCTCCGGCAAGCCTCCTGTCGTCCAAAAACTTAAGAAGTGACGTTAATGCCGACAACAAAAATTGCTTCTCTTCTTCAAGTTGTTAAGGATTATAAGGAGATTGTAATCCTGTTCGCTCCTTTGGTATGTTGCTTCTTTCTGTATCAGGACAACGTAAAAATGCGGCAGGACATGCTAAAGTTGCAACAAGACCAAGCTCATGCGACATTGAAGATTTCAGAAGCAATGGCTCAACAGGTAGAGCTTATTCGGCGCATTGATTATACTGTTACCTCTCTTCAAAACAAATGAATGTCATTATCGCTATCGACAAGCAAGATAAAGTTCTAACTAATATCGCATCAAACCTAGTAGAACTTCTGGATAAAGAGCTTCTAAATCCATCTCTGGACATAGTTCCTCTCACAAGGGATGTGAACCTGTTTATGTCTAACAGGTGGGACAATATGAAGGTTGATTTTATCTTGCGGTTGCGGACATCATACGTCACTTCTAATCGCAGTACCTATCAGAAAATCGTCTCTTCAAATACTCAAGGGCCTTTTGGTTTCAGGCTTCTTCATACGTCGCATTCGTTGTTGGAAAAAGAGGGGTGGGGACAATACGGATTCAACCCCTGCACAGAGTTTAAGGGCCTCCCCGGCTGGATTGATTTCATGGATATTGAGCTTGCCAATATGGGCGACCCCAAAGATATTGCCGCTATCGGCGACGGAAAGGTTTTTGCTCAAAGCGCCGCTCAATGGATGAACAAGGCCGCAAACTGGTTACGGATTGGCAGGAAGAAAAAATAACTGTCAGCCAAAAAAGAAATCATCTATTTTCTCCAACTCCATTTTAGACAAGGGAGCCTGTTTGTGGTAAGCGGAAATCCCCGCCCGTCTTGTCCTTCGGGGGTTTATCAGGTTAAGAGGAATACATCTCTTGGTTTTAAAGTCTTTTCTGTATAGCTCTGCCCGGCGTTGAAAGTGTTTGCTGGCCGCTAAACAAAAGTCCATAGCCTTGATTTTATTCCCCCTCAAAGTGTCCTTGATGAACATGTTAGGCGTATAATGGTATCTCTTGAGGAGCTTCCTTAGTCTCACTCCTTTAGCATAACCTCCGAGAACGTTATAAAACTGTTTATCGGTAAGCTTGTTTATGTATAGCATGCCTATTATGCCAGCTGGAATTTTTTAGATGCCTCACGCTGAAACTCTGTGTAAGTTTCAGGATAGCATAAACAATGGCCTAAACGAGAGAGGACGTATGCATCCGCTTCGTTGTTGTTGGATGTATCTACATCCCAGCGTTTGTAAACATTGGTCATCACCAGCCCTTTCTCTGCCACACCTTTCCCTGTTGCGAATTTTTTCAGGGTAGTCGGTGGGTAAACCAGAATATTGGACAATCCTGCATCAAACAGGTTTTGTTTCACAACGCCGCCAAGTTCTCCTAGGTGGACGATTTTCCCAAACTGCGAGAAGGCATAATTCTCTATACACACCAGAACCTCGCTAGCGGGCCTGTATGCCAATATTTGTTCTGCGGCGAGCTTTATATGGTTAGCGAACTCGGAGAGCCGCCTAGGCCCCTTGTGGGGGCTTGTGAGGGTATATCTGTAGCCGTCCAGCTTGATGTCTTGGTAAAGGACGGAAAGCCCTGTTGCCGTCAGGGATAAATCCAGCCCAACCCAACAACTGAAATCTCTAAAAACGTTGGCGATTACTTTGTCTTTTTCCATGATTTTTTCTCTGATACTGGGAATCTGAAATCGACAAGCTCAAATCGGGAGTCCTTTTGAGTCATCACTATCCCCCCATTGCGGCTTCTTTTCAACACCACAACACCGAACACAGAGTTTTGTTCAAATTCTGTATCTGGATTTTTCTGAATTTCGCAAATGGCTTCCGCTGTTGTATGCAAAACCTCTGCTTCTGGCTCTTTTTTTCTAGGAGGTCGCCCCCTTTTAGTTGTCTTTTCCATATTCTAGTTCTTGTTTTGCCAACCTATACGCCTCACGACCGTCTAGTCCGGGTGTTCTCATTTGGATTCCTACTGCTTTTTCAAGGCGGTTGAGGACAATCTTACCTTTTTTGTCTATGATAGCAAGAGGGTCTTTGTAGCCGCTAACGATAAGTATTCTCATGCAAAGGATGATAACGTCTGCACATTCAAACGCCATTTCCTTCTTGTTTTTGGCCGAAAGAAGTTCTTCTACCTCTTCCTCAAGATGTTTTTTGAGCTGTGGGACAGTCTCTTTAACACCTAAAAATTTACTGAAAACATTACATATTTGTTTGGCTATATTGTACACTTTAACCTTCCTTTCATATTGAAACAAATCCATGCTACGCATTATCTCCTTTCGTATTGCCAACTGGAAAGCTCTTCCTGGGCTTCACTTGCCTTTTTGTAGGCTTCCTCGGTTTCATAAATTTCAGAGGAAAAGAAGCAAGTAGTTGTGTCTTCATCGTCTATAGATGTAGAGTAAACTTCATATCCTTCAACAACATCGTTCTCGACATTTTCAGTCCTGTATTTTGCTCGTATTTTATAAAACGAATTTTTCATAATATTTTTTTTCTTTAGAATTTCTTTTGCTCTATCTATGGCTTCGGAGAGAGACGGATAGAGTTCTAGCTCATCTTCTACTCTCCAAATATTTCGAAAATCGAGTGATGTCCACCTATTGATTTTATTTGCATACTTTAAATCTTTTTTTACAGTTACTTTGTAGTGATGATTTGTGCAACCAATAAGCAACGCACCATCTTCTGCCGGGTCAATAGTGTATCTCATTATTTCCTTTTCACTTTGTATATGATGTATTGAATAAGAATGATAAATGACAACACAATCAAGAGCGAGACAATTGGAATGTCTAATAAATCAACAATTATCATAGATTTTCACCCTTTTCTGGTTCGTCGTCGCTACATTCTAAATAAACTCTCATAGCCTCTAGGAAGCCTTTATACTTACCCGCAAGATAGAGGTAAAAACCAAAGGAACCAATGAGCGCTACAAATACTACAGTCTGTAAAATGTCAAACATGGAGTCCTCCTAATATCCTCTTAGTTCTTCAACGTGTTTTGTGACGTCTTCTACGTCGGCAAAGTCTTTAGTGCCTTGCTCAATAGCCTTTTTAAGTCTTTTTTCCAGCTCTTCTTGGGTGATTGTTTTCGGATGATGTGTAACCTTGTTTAAGTTTTTATGCATAACTAAGGAATAGACAAGAATATCGGTTGCGAATCTCCTGATTCTTAAAAGAACTTCTTCCTCCGAGGAACACAGGTCGAGTTGATACCCACAATTAGAACATTTAGGGATATATACCTTACTTCCTAAAGGGACGCCTTGTGGCCCCATCCCAGTAAACAATAAATCCTTAACAATGAAATACTCGTTATGACATATTGGACATTTTGGATTTTTTACGCTCATTTTTTAACTATCCTTTCTTTCTGTTTTTTTTCGACGATATAGCTTCCAAAGATTTTATTGAATTGTTCGTTCGATGCTTTTCTGGACTGCTTCCCGTTCACAATGTTTTGGTGTTTGTGAAAAGCCTCTTCCAGCTTAGAGACTGAAACACTAACGGCTTCCATCATGTCCCCTAGAGGAATGACTTGCTGAACCCTAGATAACCCTTCGTTTTTAAAGCTACGAACCGTATTTCCTTCTTTTAAACCAAGGCCGTCAATCTCTTCGCCATTTTTCAGCAACTCATAACATGATTCTTCTATCTCTTTGGCCACCTTCGAGGCCAATTTAGCTGTAAAATATAGCTTAGAGCGTTCTTCTGGATTCATTTGTTTCAGCTTAGAAGAAAAAGCTGTAGCGGGAGTAGTGATTGTTTGCACCACCTCTAACGGCTTTTTGCATTCAGCAAAACCCTTGCAGTACCTGCAATAGCTGTTAGCTTGAGGAGGAAGGTCCTTTTTGGTGCGTTCGCATATCTCAATGACGTCTTTTTCTGCCTCTTTGATGTCCTCTTCGCTGTACCTCACAATAACAGGATAAGAGGTGACAAGGGGTTGAACAATGGCGCATGAGACCGATTTTATGTGGCAGTCATGATAATTCCTTTCAATATGTTGCTTACAGCATAGGGCTAACCCTCTAAGCTGGTGATTGGTTTGGGTAGATTCTTGCTCTATAGGCCCCGTTTTGTAATCAATAATCAATAAATGGAATCCTTCTTCATTGTGCTTGCCAAAAACCAAGTCAGGCTTGCCAGAAAAAATTAGCTCTCCATCCTTTAAAAAGAAGCACCTTTCTTCCTTCGTAACCTCCTGAAACTTATCATCCCCTGCCCAAATCGACGAAACTTCTGTCACGATTCTTTTGCATGCAAGCATGAGTTTCGTCTCTTCTTCGGTGAGTAGTATGTTCTGGTATGCAAGGTATTGATGAATCCTGTTGCCTCTTTCAGCCATTTCAGAGGTTGTCTCTACTCCTTCAACGTCATATCTCAATGAGTGCGGACATAACGCAAGACGTGCTAGGCTGGAACATGAAGGCAATCCTTGTCTTTCCGTATCTTTTGTTTTCATTATTTCTCGTGTATTTTTTTTGTTATTCATCTTCTGGCTCCCAATCTACATACGCCTCAAACTCATAATCCATACAATGTTAGACAGTAGATGTTTAAGCGTTTTCATTGTTTTCTTTCTTTTTGAATATTGGCGATTCTGGCGACTTGTCTTCTTCATTGGAGAAAGCTTCGTCTTTACTTATGGCCCCGGTTTTAATGGCGTTGAAGAGACCAATAAGCATTACGATTTCAGATTCCTTACTAGTCTCAATTTTGTGTTTAAGGTAAGCCTCAAGCATTTCTTTGGAGACTCCGATTTTGGAAAAGGCTATTACACATCCATTTATTCTTTCCGCAATGGGTGTATCTGTGGCTCTTAGCGTGTTTTGGCAAGCCTCTGCCGCCTCTTGCCTAATGAAGTCCGGCAATACCGCCCAAATGCACGCCCTGATGCGTCTAGAGGCCATATTAGCGCAAAGTTCATAAATGTCTCTATCGGACGTAAGAGGATATCCACCGTCTTTTGTGTCCCTGTGGTGCGGAACAGAAAAGGCTATCTCCCTTCTTATGTTGTTTTCTTTATCCCAACAGAAAGCTATACAGTCGGAGCAAACCCTTCCTTTTTCATCTACATGTTCACCTATCTTTCTCCACCCAGCTTCTGCGTTCCCATAAGCGGTAAGGCACGCATTTGCTAAATGGATTGTCTCTCCTGAAATACTAGAGCCTCCCCTTTTGTATTCGAAGAATGCGGTGTTAGCTAAATGACGGAACGAGCAAAGCTGTCTAATTTTGGAGGAAACCTCCATCATGTTTCTCGGCATCTGCTTTGCTATATATATAGAAGCAAGCGCCTCTAGCGATTCTTTGTTGGAAAGCACGTTAGCAAGCGGATTTCCAGCAAGAGGTGCTATCATGGATAAGCTTTCTGCCGGGACTGTGGTCAATTGTTCTTGGTTGTCTGACATGCCCTCATTGTATCTTTTCTCTCACACATGGCAATCTTTTTTTATTTTTTTTCTTGTGCATGTCAAAACATGTGGTACAAAAACGACATGACGAAAGCACTACCAACAGAACAATTAGAAGCATTCTCCAAGTTCGCCAATACTAACGAAGCCCTTTGCAAGCTCATGATGCAACGTGTGGGTTTCAACATCACGCCAATGGTGTGGAATAAGGCCAAATGGATGCCTACACAACTTTCCGTAAAGAAGCTCACGAACCTTCGAGCTTTTTACCCAGAAGCATTTGGTTTAGAGGATGAACCTAATAAAGATTTTTTGAAATCTCTTTATTACCTCCACATTTCAAATAGAACCTTCTCTGGGGAAATTACGCCACTAATTGAGGACAAGGATTTTATTACCCATATGCCCTATGCTAACTTTGTTTTGCCCATTGACGATTTCACAAAAAACGCCCTTTCCAAATTCATGTAAAATCAGGATATGAATCACCATTCCCATGACTATCCCTTAGAAGAAATGGAACGTATTTCGGAACCCAAACTAGCAAAAGACTGCCTGAACTTAGAGAAACTATTGGAAGGATTAGCCAAAATACCGCAAACAACAGAACAGGAAGCGGAAGAATGGCGGCGAAAAGAAAAAGAAAAAGAACGCATAGCATCATGGAAAAAACGGTTGAGGCAATCCGGCGTGCCTCAAGGGTTTTATGATGCCTGCGTGAATGGGAAGATCGACAAGAGCCGAATACTTCCAAGCCTGAAAAACTTAAGTAGCGGGTGCTTATTTGTCTGCACCCCGGAAAAAGGTAAAACCTTTTCCGCATGCTCTTTGATAGCGCAGGAATTATGGAATGGCAGGTCAGCTTTTTACATGAAAGCTCCAGAACTGGAAAGAGAAATGGCCAGTTATAAAAAGGATGCGCGCCTGATAAATAGAGCGCAATCAACCCCGCTCTTAGTGCTGGACGATTTTGAGGGAGTGCGGATGAGTGTGAATTCATCCTCCGATTTTATCGCCTTGCTGAAAAAAAGAAATGATTCTAATTTTTTAACAATTTTGAATTCAAAAAAACGAACCTATTTCATTGAGCAGATTGAAGAGGCAGTAAGTTAGTTTGTGCTTAACCCTTAGAAAATAAAATGGCAATAAAAAACCCCTGTAGCCTAAATAAAGACTACAGGGGTTGAATTTGGTGTATTTTTATGACAAACTATTGAACTCTTTTTTCAGGTATTAGTTTGCTATTAAATGAGTAGTATTTTTTTGAGTAATTGTAGGCCTTGGAATATTTAGAATATCCGGCTTTTTGATCATAGTAAATCTCATCACCATAAAAAGAGCAGTAACTATATTCTTTTTTTTGATAAGAGTTGTTAGAAAAGTAGGCAAATTTATTTTTATCAGGTCTTTCGAAAATGCCATAAAACAACATCTTTCCTTTTTTCCAAAAAACAAATTTACTTGAACCTACAACAGCATTGACCATTTCATCAATACCCTCATTTGTTTCCTCGATATCTGTTTCTCCAAAGGCAGGTAAAAACAGATATCGGAAGAACGTTTCGCTATCAGTAAGATCTCCTTTATTTCTTATAGATAGAACGCCATTATGGCAAAAATACCAGCCGCTACCGTTCCACCCATGAACATTTTTTTCAGATATAGATCCATGAGTTTTGATTCTAGCGTGAAGAAGGACTATGTAATCATTAGGGATTTTTTCCCATGTGGCCACAACCTCCTTTCTTAGAAGAGTTCTAATTAGAAATTCCGGCTTGTTGTCTTCATTCCCCCTCTTAAATCCTAGAAGAAAAAATCCGTCCGGATTATTTGTTAAGCAATTTTGAAAACGTTGATTGCCGATATCTTTCTTGATTCCGTAAGCAATGATACACATATTTTTTGTTTGTTTATTGTTTGTTTGTTGCGTTTTTGGTGATGATGTTTTTGATTCCCTCCATGAGAAAATGAGCTTTATTCTCTTCTTCCTGCGTTTCGTAAAAGATTTTTACGAAAGTATATTGTTGGTATGTGGGATAGGTCATTTTGACTCCGTTTCTAATTAGGTAGTTGATTGTTTCTAGCCTTATTTTGTGAAATAGATCTTGAGATAGCGGCCTATGAAAAACATTTGAGAATTCCAAGTTAAGGCTACCTATCAGGCTCGAAATATAGCATTCTAGCTTTGTTTGTCGTTGCAAACAAGAGGATTGCTCTTTCTTTTGCTCTTTCTTTTGCTCTTTCATTGGCTCTTTCTTTTGCTCTTTCATTGGCTCTTT